ATCATTTCTAACACCCCAAATAATTTGGTTAGGTTCTTGTTGATATGATAGTTGTTTGAATCCACCTTCAGAAATATGCTCGGCAAGGATAGTTAGATCTGGAGCAACATAACCATCAACATCAAAGTTGTAAGCTAGTTCTCTTAACTTTCTTCTTGCTCTTTGTAAAAATAAAGTTGCGTTACCAACAGCTAGAGCATCTACATTTGCAGCTCCATTGTTAGATTGTTTTTTAATTAATATGTTTGTAGGTGTTATTGCAATATCAGTTCCACCACCACTAACTGCAAACTCACCCCCTGCAGTACCAATGATTAAAGTTCTTGTAGCTGTCATAAATCTAATTGCGTTTACTTGGTTTGATGCAATAGTGTAAATAATAGCATCATCATCTGCTACTGTTCCATGATAGTTATCATCCATGTTTTCATAGTCACCAGATTTAGAAAAGAATAATGTTTGTGGTTGAGATAAAGTTGCAGCAAATACTAATCGTTGTTCAAAGAAGGTTACGCAAGAAGGATAACCTGTAGTATCTGAAAATGATCCTAATGCAAAATCAGTTGTAGCTGAACCATTTGATATGTCTGATATTACTTCCATATCAACAACAGTTGTTGATGTGTAGCCTGTAATTTTTACATGACCATCAAGCATATGAACTAATCTTCCAACATCAGTTGATAACCAACCTTGATTAGAATTTATTCCAGTAGTTGATGATAAAGTTAATGTACCTGTTTGACCAGCATTGGTATGTGATGCTGTCATAGTTGTTGTTTCAATATTGTGATCCATAAATGGACCATTCGTAAATACAACATCAGCTAGTGTCCAAGATGTATGACCTGTTCTAGATAATTTTTGTACTGGATGATTGGGATGACAAATGTACATAACATCTGCAGATTGTGCAAACTTAATATCAAATAGTTCTGCTTCTAAGTATGGTGAACTAATTTCATAAGCTGAACCACCAGATAATATTTGACCATTGTCTTTATAAAATCTTATGTATTGATTACCAAACTCTAACATATAAGTTTGTGTTGTACTAAATTCAAAAGGAATTAATCTTGTTTCTTTAGAACTATCTTTTACTTCTGCTACAAACTGTGTGCCACTTCTTCTTGCTGCACTTCCATGAGGGAAGATAATCATGTTTTCTAATGTCTTACATCCTGTAGAATATTTTTGTAAATCATTTCTACCATCTAATCTTGGTGATAGTTCGCCACCTGTAAAGTTCGTTAATTGAACAGCAACTCTAGCCATGGGTTAGTACCTTGCGTTTATGAATGAAGAAGATCCAATAACATCTGATTGACCATTATCTGGATTAGTATTCTGACCCTCAGTAGCATCTACAAATCTAGCTTCTTTTAATTTATCTTGAAATAAATTATACATATTAGAAGCAACAGGGTTAGAAGATGTAACTGCGTATGCAATGTCAGCAGCTAATGCAGCAGATATTGTTTCTCTTAATAACTCATCATATTGATTTGGATCTGTTATTCTTGATACATATTGTATCTTAACTGTTCCATGATTTGCTACAATTTTTCTTCCTTCAATTTTATAATCATAATCATAATTTAAAATTGTAAGAACTCTCAAGCAATCAGCAGGTAAAGTAAACTGATAACTAAAACCCCATGAAGGAGTTTCTGTATCTTTTGCTAGTTCAACTCTTTTAATTAAACAATTCCAAGGATGAGATCTAAATAAACTATCTCTAACTTGTGTGTATCTTGCGTTGCAAAGTCTTGCGTTTTTTGAATCCTCTGTAAGTGATAATATTGTCGATGCACCAAGTTGGTTTAATGCTCCATTACAAATGTCTACTACTGATGCCATACTACTTCCTTATAATATACTTTCGCCTTATCTGTCTATCTTTTTCTAAAGCGAAAATTTCTTCTGTTGTTCTCTCTTCTTTAGTATCAAATCCGTAATGATTTTTGCTATCATTTTGAAATCTGTCTACCAAAACATATCTATATACATAATTATCTTTCTTAAAATGTAATACAGATTTTAATTCTTGTATCTTCTTCATGCACTCTAGGGGGTTTCCACTCTCGCTTCCACCCCCTAAAATTTATTTACTATGCTTCGTGAGCAAGTATTTCTACAACTTTTTCTTCTTCCATTCTAGTTGCACCGAATGCAGCAGAATAGTAGACTTGAGTTGCGTAACCTTTGTCTGATCTTTCATCAATTCTAGCAGTTGAATCTTTACCAACAGCTAATGCAAGACCATCTTGTGCGAAAGCAAAACATTTTCTTTTGCTTGAAGCGATTGACAATCTGTTAGATACACAAAAGTTGAATCCTAAGAATGTACTTACATCACCTTGAGCTAATGCTTTTACTGTGTTGAAGTCGCTTGAAGTTACTTCAGTAGTTCCTAATAGGTCTGTAACCTGTTTAGGAGATACTACGATGTATCTTGGAATTGACGGATCAACGCTAGCTAAGTCAAGAATCTCTTTTGCTTCTCTAAGTTTAGCAATAGTTAAACCTACAGTTCCAGTTTCAGCGATTTTTTGACCAGAAGGTAATGCAACAGAAGTACCACCAGCTACGCCAGTATCAGCAGCACCAGTTGCAGCAGTAATGATAGCATCATCCATAGCTCTACCCATTGCAAAAGCAGCAGCTTGTGCATAGCTAGAAGTAGGATCTACTAACATTCTTACTTTATCTAGATCATCAACTAAGTCTGCGAACTCGTAGTCAACAAGTGAAACTCTTCTTCTTGAGTGAGGAGTATCTGCTTGTGGAGTGTCAGAGTGTCTAGTTGATCTTACTGTAGCAGTAACGCTTCCGATTTGATCGAAGAATGCGTTCTTACCAGTTACAGATTCTAATCTTACTTTATCTCTAAGAAGAGAACCTTTTTGTTGTGATAACATTTGTATGTTAGAACTATATTGTTCTACAAATGCTTTTGTTATTTCAGTTGACATAATTGTCTCCTATTATTTGTTAAGTTATTATTAAACAAAATCAGAGGAGTTCTCAAAAAAATTGGCTTCTCTTGGATTTAAAGTCTTTTAGACTACAAGTCTATTCCTTGTTGTCAGAAAGGTTCTTACGAATTGTCTTTCTTTTGTTAGGCGAATTTTCACTCGCCTTACAAATCCATTTATAATATTCTTCGCAGATTGGCAAGGGATTAGATTTTTGATTCTCTGATCCAGCTTCCACTACAATACGAAGTATTTCTAATCTTAGTTCTTCTTTATCCATTAAGCATTGTTCTCAAAGTAAATACTTGTTGAACTACCTTATCATGATCTGGGTGAGACTTATTCCAATATGGACCATCTCTATCATTAACAAGTTTACTAATCTCAGCTTCATAGTCTGTACTTCTATCAACGCTTTCGCTTTCAGTACCTACTAATTTATCTTCAGATAATATGTTTGCAATGTTTGCAAAACCTTTGATAACTTCTGGATGATCTCCTAATCTTGTACCATCTTTTAGTTCCATATCTAAGATTTGTGGGTTCATGTTTGCTTTAGCAACTGATCCAGCTTTCTTAATATTATCATCATAAGCTCTACCCCATTCTTTACGAAGTTCAGCTTCAGCATTTGCTTGTGCAGTTTCAGTATCTACTCTTGCTTGTTGTGCAGAACCTTCCATAGAATTTTTATAAAACTCTAAGATACCTTGTGCTTGTTTATTATTTAAACCAAGTTGATGTGCGTTTTCTGCAAATTGTTTTATTGCACCTTCATCTAATGGAACTACATCTGAGTTAGCTTCTAGTTTATATTTATCTGGAGATTCTGGTCTACCTAGTTTTCCATAAACTTCTTGCCATTGATCGTCTGTTGAGTTTTCATTTGGTACTGCAACTTTGTCTTGACCAATCATTCTAGTTGCGTTGATATAACTTTTAGCTAACGCATCTATTTCTGTAAACTTAGAAATGTTTGGATCGTTTCTAAACTCTTCTGAGATTGTATCTTTCCAAGATTTAGCAACAGTTGGTTGTTCTGTTGTTGTAGAACTAATTGTTTGTTCTGTTTGTTGAGGAGTGTCTGTAGTAGTTGTTGTCTCTTCTACAGGCACATTACTTTGTGTTATCTGTTCACTTGACATTCTTATTCTCCTTTTGCAGCATTTGTTTTATAAATAGAAGTACGCTGCGTTGACCTTCCATGTATGCACTCTCATGACTATCACCTTTTACATTGGTAGTAGAATGATAATGACATCTTTTTTCTAAGTCAGACAAAACATCTTTGCCTTCGTCTGTATTAAAAATATATTGATAATTGTCTCTAAGTTTTTTTACTAGATTTTCTAGCTGTTTATTTGATTCCATAAATTATTCAACATCAGCGTTTGCCAAAGCCTGTGCTTCTTCTGGTAATGCTTTTGCTAATGGTGCTATTTTTCCCCCTGCTTCTGCTAGTTGTTGTACTTGTTGCATCTGTTGCATTTGTGCTTGTTGTTGTGCTGCTTGTTGTCTTTCAGCATTTAATTCAGATTGTGGTTTTAATATTTTTTGTGGAACACCTACAATGTCTGCCAAGTGTCTAACGAGTTTATCCATATTGATGTGATCAAATACTGGAGCAACATTTGATAAGCTACCTAAGATTTCTATTGCTCTCATAATAGAAGATAATTCTGTAGACTTTTGTGCTTTAGCTAATGGTGATACATATTCTATTTCTATATCTTGACCTGCTAAAAATTCTGGAGCTGGTCTAAATAAATTCTTTCTAAGTATTAATGCGAAAGTTCTATCGATCAATGGTTTTAATAATTCAGATTGAAGTCTACCTAATACTGGTCCAAGCAATCTCATCTTCTCTTCGTTTCTTTGGATAACTTCTGTTGCTGTCATTTGTGGACCACTCTGCATCATTAATTGATTT